GCTCTCGCTTCCAAACAAAAGAGATACTCCGGGATAAACCTGAAGACGAAACCTTTGAATTTAAACTTAAAGCTAATCGCAGAAAGTACGGGTAAGTTATGTCTAAAATGTACAATCCTCAAACTAACCCACCAGCATATGAACACCGCCCACGTTACGCAGATTGGAAAGCCAAGAAAGCAGAAGGTGATGAGTTCGAGCGTCGTGTACGCAAGTATCTTACGAGCGAAGGATACGAAGTATTTAAACCAAAAGACAATCACTACGACCTACGCCTGAATATCGACGTTCCCTTCTACGGCACACTGGCCCTGACAGGTGAGGTCAAGAACGACAAGATGGCAGAGTACTCCCGCAACATGGCCTTGCAAACGTTCGACCACGGACAACCGTCCGGCATACATCCCAAAGGACCAAACCCGGACCTGTGGTTTCACGGCGTCGGTGATGAGCTATTTATTATCAGAACGTCCATACTTCAGAGCTTGTGCGAAACCTACAGAACATCCTGGGGCGCAGATACCGTGCAGATGGGCAATCCAGAATCCAAAACATCCGGGGTACTCATGCCAATCTCCGTAGCTAAAAACGTAAGAGGTGGACGATGGGTGAAACTATAACTTGCCCTCATTGCAAAGGCGAAGGTGAATACTATGGCGAGGTCGCAGTCGTAGACTACGTCAACGGCGGGTTCCTAGATGAACAACTGGTCGAGTGTGAAGAGTGCAGCGGCTACGGAGAGATAGTGGATGAGTAAGCATAGCCTCAAGTCCAAGCGACGCCACCCAAAAGCACCAAGGGAAAGCATAACCGTCGGGCATATCACGTTTGAAATGTGTCCAGTAAACGCAACCTTCGCACTCATTGCGGGTGATGCAGAACAAGCCAAAGATAGACGCCCTCTGTTCTCAGGCATGATAGAGCCAGAAATGGAAAAGGAATTACGCCGGGTAGCTTTCAGGTTTAAATCAATCCTAGAGAATAAAGACAAGTGCTAAAGTCAGAACTCACACCAGACCCGGTACGCGACGCACCCGAAGGTCACGGCGAAAACCAAAGCCCAGGCGCATACTCCGCACTACCGGGCAGAGCTATCGTAGATGAACGCTTCTATCAGTATCCCATGACAATGGTCGTACTCGCTCATTGCTGTGGTCACGTTAACTACCATACAGCCATATTCTGGGTAAACCAAAGCACCCTCGCCCGTCGCATGAATTGTACACAGCAAGCTATCTCTCAGCATATGCGTAAGCTCGTTCAGTGGGGCTACATAGAAAAGATACGCAAAGAAGCTCCCATCAGAGCCTACGGACGCAAAGGAGCCGCCTGGAGAGTTATCTACGACCCAAGAGTATCACTAGACGAAGCACTAGCCACAATACCGTCAGACGCAGCTACACCAGAGCAACAAGCAGAAGAGGCCAAGAAGACTATGGAACTCGCGACAACAGGACCAAAAGGTCAAAAGAAACGTACAAATAAAAACAAGCCCCAGCTTGTAGATGATGATGACAAGTACAAGCCCCAGCTTGTGCATAGCCACAAGGCACAGCTTGTTCATAAAGACTTACATAGAACTATAGATAAAGAGATAAAGGATGTAGATTGCAAAAGACTATGCGAGCAATTCAGTGCGGAGATAATGAAAAGATATGGGAAGGGTTGGGTATACGATATGAGACAGATGGAGTTGGCAAGGGAACTGTACAGTCTTGGCTACACCGTCGATAGCTTTGGTAAGGAAGCTGGGTATGTACTAGACTGGCTGGTAAAGAATAACAAGCAACACCCGGTATCCTTGCAATACTTCATAGCCAGGAAGCAGAACAACAAGAAGAACAAGACAGCGGAGGACCATATAAAACATCTGACAAACAAGATGCGAATTAGATAAATGTACAAACTTAAAAGGTTCGGATACAGTTTGTACAACCTACAAGCGGAGGGGGGTATGCGTTATAAAAAAAGGCACGTTATGCCCCCCCACCCCCTGTCGCGTAGTATAGGGGCAACTCAAAAATATTTTGGACAAAAACGTGGAGAAGTAAATGGTCAAGAGAATGGAAATCAAGCAGCCTCGTGAGGGCAAGGAAGGTAAGACGTACTGGCATAAGGTTGGTGTTAAGTTTGTTTGGGATGATGGTAGGGAAAGTATCAAGTTAGATTCTTTGCCTTTACCGAATGAGAAGGGCGAGGTTTGGATGAACTTGTTTGAGACAGAGCCTAAAGAGGAAGGAGCAACGGGTACTTGGGATAAGCCTGAAGACACGGCTAACGATACGAACTCTGAGGAAAAAGAAGATGAAATCCCCTTCTAGTAAGCCGAAGGTTCCTCGTGTCACGCCGTTTGCCACACGGGGGATAACGAAGCGGCTGCGTGGTTCTAAGATTATTTATGAGCAGCGTGATGAGTTAGCGTTGGATTTGCTGGGTTTATATTCTGCGAAGGTTACGGATGTGGTGGACATTGTTCATCGTGAGGATGGTTCTACGAGTGTGGACTTGAAGGATGTGGGGGATATTCCTGAGAATGCGTTGAGGGCTATTCGTAAGATTAAGGTTACTCCTACCCGGCACGGGGAACAGGTTGAGGTTGAGATGATAGACAAGGTGAGGATAGGTCAGATGCTGGCGAAGTCGGCTGGGTTACTGGATAACGAGAAGGAGATTGATAAGCCTGGTGTGGTGAGCATTGAGATGGTGATGCCGAAGGATGATGGTGATGAGTGAGCAATTAGTTGTTAAAATGACAGAAGACGATGTCCGTTTGTTATTAAGGGTTTTAAATCGGGTATCTGAAATAAGGGAGTTAAGGTATTTAGGTAACGAATGTAGGGTGTTACGGGCAAAGGCCAAAGAAGCGATACATTGGCGACACGCTAATATTAGGGAATGTCGTCGTTACGAGGAGTACGGCTATAATGGCCCAGGTTGTGAGATTGGATTTCTTCCTAGACGCAAAGACCAATTATTTTGCTGTGATGCTTGTAGGGCGGCTTTTCATGAAAAAACCAGACCGAAAAGGAAAAGACGTGGCAAGTGAACAATTAAGTAATATGAAGCTCGACTTTTCTTCGTCGCCTACGATAGCGAAGTTTTTTAAGAGCAAGGGTTTTGTTCGTGGGATTATGGGGCCTGTGGGTAGTGGTAAGTCTTACGCTTGCTGTGCGGAGATATGGCGCCGAGCTATTGAGCAGAAGCCTAGTCCTAGAGATGGCATTAAGTACACGAGGTTTGCGATTGTTCGTAATACCAACCCTATGTTGAGGACGACGACGTTAAAGACTTGGTTGGAGTTGATGCCTGAACACGTTTGGGGTCCGGTGAAGTATTCACCGCCTATTGTTCATCATATCAAGTTACCGCCTAGAGATGGTGCGGCTGGCATTGATTGCGAGGTTATATTCTTAGCTTTGGATGACCCGAAGGATGTTAGGAAGCTGTTGTCTTTGGAGTTGACGGGAGCGTGGGTGAATGAGGCTAGGGAGTTGCCTAAAGCGGTTATTGATGGCTTGACGCATAGGGTTGGACGTTTCCCGACCAAGGCTGACGGTGGTCCTTCCTGGCACGGAGTTATAATGGACTCTAACCCTATGGACGATGACCATTACTGGTATCGTTTGGCTGAGAAAGAAAAGCCCCGTGGTCGGTATGCGTGGGATTTTTTTAAACAGCCCGGTGGTGTGTTAGAGGTTAGCATTGATGAATTGCCTGACCAAATGCCGGAAGCTCAAGGGTTTATTCATCAGGCGGGTCGCTGGTGGAAGACGAACCCCAAGGCTGAGAATGTCAAGAACCTACCTACGGGATACTACGAGCAGCTTCTAGGCGGTAAAAACCTAGATTGGATACAGTGCTATGCTCAAGGCAAATACACGTTTGTTCAGGAAGGTAGACCCGTCTGGCCTGAGTACAACGATAGTTTGATGGCGGCTGACCTGGAGCCTGACCCGGAGTTGCCTGTTCATGTAGGCTTGGACTTTGGTTTAACCCCGGCGGCTATCTTTGCCCAGAAAATGCGTAATGGTCGTTGGCACGTTTTGCATGAGCTTGTTACGTTTGACATGGGGCTAAACAGGTTTGCCGAGATGCTCAAGAGCGAGTTGGAGTCTAGGTTTCCTAGATACGAAACTCTGATATGGGGTGACCCGGCGGGTATGCAACGCGACCAGATATTCGAGACTACGGCGTTTGACCATCTAAAAACTCTGGGGTTGTTGGCAAAACCTACGGCTACGAACGAGTTTAGAACCCGGCGTGAAGCCTTGGCGATACCTATGGGTAGGCTCATAGATAGCAAACCCGGTTTTCTGATTAGTCGTAAGTGCAATCGTTTACGAAAATCTCTGGCGGGTGGGTATCATTTCAAGCGTGTAGCGATTGGAGCCGGGCAAGAACGGTTTAGAGATACGCCTAACAAGAACGAACATTCACACGTTGGCGATGCGGCGGGGTATTGTTTGCTTGGCTCTGAGCATAGGATTATGACCAAGGCCCCTACCCGTGGTCGTGTAGCGACGACACAAGCTAAAGTATTAAGCTTTGATGTATTCGCTAACTGAACTCAACCAGATGATGCCGTTGGACTATCCCCGGCACAAACTGGTTGATTGGTCACCCGCTCACTACCTGATGTGCGACCTCAACGATTTTGATGAAGACTTGGCTAGGTATCACGACGATTACCTATCTGTTCTTACGCACTATGCGAACTCTGGGGTTGCCTACACCGGGATTGGTGAGGGCGTGGTCTATGCTATGTTTGGTGTTTACGAGTATTGGAAAGGCAGCGCAGAAGCGTGGCTTATTCCCAGCAAACACATAGGCCGAAAGACGTTGTCGTTTCACCGTACCGCTTTGCAGTTTTTTGAGCTTGCTGCCAAGAAAATGTATATAAAACGTCTACAGTTTACCATTCATTCACACAACGTTCAGGCTCTCAAATGGGCTGAAAGGTGTTACTTTGAGTACGAAGGAACTATGCGTCGGTATGGTCCTGATGGCAATGACTATAAAATTTATTCGAGGTTATTCTAAATGGGCGGTCTATTCAAAAAACCTAAAGCTCCACCACCTGACCCAAGGGTTGAAGAAAATCTCCGGGAACAGGAACTAGCAGCCGAGCAAGAGCGTATTGCTGCTGGCAAAAAACTCGCCGCACAAGCCAGGTCTAGAGTTCGAGGTGGGCAAAAGGGTTTGATGGCTGAAGGTGTAACAGCGGGTACGCTGGGTAGAGAAACCGGGTCGGCAACGGGTACGCCATTACAAACGACGTTAGGACGTAACCCAAGGGCTGGCTAATGAAGAAATACATTCGCAACCCAAGACACACGGAGGTCCATGATGTACGGGGCAAAAAAAGGCAAGAAGCCATTAAGCAAGAAAATGAACAGCAAGATGACGAATCTACGGAAAAAGATGGCGACTAAGTATGGTAAAAAAGGCGCATCAAAATCCTGAAGGTGGTCTGAATGAAGAGGGTCGTAGGCACTTTAAAAGAACTGAAGGTGCTAATCTCAAGCGGCCTCTACGAACAGGCACGAGTCCAAGGCGGGTTTCATTCGCGGCAAGGTTTGCTGGCATGAAGGGGCCAATGAAAGATGAACAAGGTAGGCCAACAAGAAAAGCTTTAGCATTGAAACGTTGGGGCTTTGGCAGTGTAGAAGCTGCTAGAAATTTTGCGAGAAGGAATAAACAGGCATGAGCAGCTTGACCGACAGACAAAAAGAAACCTTAAAAAAACATAAAAAGCATCACAGCGAGCGTCATATGCGAATGATGCGAAAGCTTATGAGAGATGGCAAAACTTTTACTCAGGCTCATAAAGTGGCACAAAAAGAGGTGGGGAAATGAAAAATCCATTTGATAAAAAAGCCATGAATAAAATGGTTGGCAAGAAAGCTGATAAGATTATGAAAGAAGGTAAAGCCAAAAATAAAAAACAGGCTTTTGCCATA